AAAGTAGTAGCTAGTACAACCTGGGAAGAATATACACAGAGCTTTGAAAAGGATCGCGCACTGATGCGCCGCTTTTATCGCTTAACTGTGGACGAGCCTACTCCAGATGTTACTAAACAGATCTTGACTAGACTTAAGCCAATTTATGAACAATTCCATGGTGGTAAGATTCATCTTAAAGCTATCAATGCTGCTGTGGATTATAGTGTAAGGTACATAACTGATAAGAAGTTACCAGACAAGGCCATTGATCTTATTGACATGGCCTGTGCCAAGGCTAAAATTATTGATCCAAACTTTGTGATTAAGCGTCAGAATATTCTGGAAGTAGTTAGTAAAGCTGCTAAAATTCCATTGGAAAACCTTACTAATGAGTCAGAGGCTATTACTGTTAACTTAGAAGATAACATTAAACAAAAACTATATGGCCAGGATGAAGCAATTACACAGGTACTGGAAAAGATTTATATTGCCAAGGCTGGCCTTAAGACTATTAATAAACCCATAGGTAACTTTTTATTCCTGGGACCAACAGGAGTAGGTAAAACAGAGCTAGCCAAATTATTGTCTGAAAACCTGCAGATGAAACTTATTCGTTACGATATGTCAGAGTATCAGGAACGCCATGCCATAGCAAAGCTCATTGGTGCGCCACCAGGATATGTAGGCTATGAAGATGGTAACCTGGGCGGTGGACTATTGGTATCAGACATTGAAAAGAATCCGCATAGTATAATATTGTTTGACGAAATTGAAAAAGCACATCCTGATGTTAGTAATGTACTACTTCAGCTCATGGACGAAGGTACAGTTACTAGTTCAAACGGCAAAAAAGTAAGTGCTCGTAATACCATAATAATCCTAACCAGTAATTTAGGTGCTACCGAGTCTGAAAAGAATACCATAGGATTTGGTGACCTTACTCGCAAGGGTGAGGATGACAAAGCTGTTAAGGAGTTCTTTAAGCCTGAATTCCGTAACCGGTTGGACGGGGTAGTTAAGTTCAAGAGTCTGGATATGCAGTATGTAAAACGCATTGTGAACAAATTTATTTCTGAGCTTAATGAAATGCTGTCACAGAAAAACATCAAACTTCGTTGTTCAGAAAAATGTATTGATGCGTTAGCAACCAAGGGCTATGATAAGAAAATGGGGGCTAGACCGCTTGCTCGTACCATAGATTCAGAGATCAAAGTACCATTAAGTAAAAAGATCTTGTTTGAGAAAATTCCAGGCAACAGTATTATTGAAGTTGACTATACTGACAAGTTCCTGTTTAATGTAATACTTTCTACAACTGAAAGGGAAATCCTAAGTGGATCAGAAATTTTGGAACAAACTTAAAATAGTAAAGTTTGGAAAGACTAACAAGATTTCGTTTGGACAATATGCCTATAAATTAAAGTTACGGGCTCATGGTGCATCTGCTCTTAAAGATAAAGAGTATTGTAATAACTTAGAAAAAATTACAACTTATCTGGAAAAAAGGCAGTCCTATGGTAGTTGGTCGTCTAGCAGATTTTTAACAGCTGAAGAGATGTTGTCGCTTCATAAAATTTATGCAGAAATGATGGAGCAGGACAAAATAACAATGCGTGTAGAAGAGCCGTTTGCAACATTTTATTTTGAAACAGAAGATGATGCCAAGTATTTTGCTACAAAAATGCCCAAAACTATGTGCATTGAACTATTTCAGTATCCTGAATCTGAAACCGAATTAGAAGCACTCAGAGCCAATAAAATAATTAAAAAACGTCCTATTATGGGTTATGCTTATTGTGTAACATTTAAACCAGGCACTTATGAAGAGTCTGATAAAGCAGCCATAAAAAATCTAATTGAAAACTTAGATGCAAAAGCTAGCAATGGTTTTATAGATCGTCTTAATGATAAAAACCATAAGTTTTGGAGTTCTTACAAAATTTATATCAGAACAGAAGCTGATTATACCTGGATGGCCATGGCCGTTAATTCAAAACTATTGGGAAAAATAAATCAACTACACTTCACCAATAAATAATTTAAAGGAACTTATTATGGCCCAAATTGTGCAAAAAACTCTAACCATTAGTTTAAGTAAACTGGTTAAAACCTCAGATGCAGATAATGATATTGATACATCTAGTCTAAATGAAAATCTAGAAGTTCTAGTAGCTGAACTTATTAATGACCCCTCTATTATTGTTGAAGTGACACATGACTGATAAACTTACGTTTGAAAATACATTTAAGAAAAAAACAACGACCCCAAAGGTTGTAGCACCAACAGTAGTACCACAGGCCACAAAGTCAGTATTAAAACCACATGTTTACTTTGCATTACCCTGTTATGGTGGTCTAATTTATGAGAGCTGCTTTATGAGTCTGCTTAGATTTACTACTTTAGCAGCTCGTGCTGGTCTGGAATGGACAGTTGACACCATGGTGAACGAAAGTTTAATTCCCCGTGGCCGTAATAACCTTGTAGCAAAGTTTTTAAGCAATCCAGGTGCTACACATCTGATGTTCATTGATGCTGATATTCGTTGGCAACCCGAATACATCTTTAAAATGCTAGAAGCTAACAAAGAAGTGGTTTGTGGATTATACCCCATGAAATGTGTACCACCTAAGTTTGTTATTAATGCCATTCCTAATAGCGTTAAAGAGGGTCAACTAGAAGAAGTAAGTACTGCTGGTACAGGGTTTATGATGATTAAACGTGAATGTATTGAAGAAATGGTCAGAGCTTATCCTGAAACCAAATACAATGACAACATTGGTGTAGGTAAAGAGTTTGAACCCAATATGTATGCTTTGTTTGATTGCAGCATTGACTCTGATAAGAACTACTTGTCTGAAGACTGGACCTTCTGTTATCGTTGGCGTAAACTAGGTAAAAAGGTTTGGGTACACAAGGATCTAATATTGGACCATCAGGGCACTTACACATTCAGAGGTGCTGAAGCTGCTGAGTATCATAATAAGTTAGCAGCAGAAGCTGAAGCAGCACAAAGGAAAGCATAATGGAATACACTGAGAAAATAACTTTAGATATTTTTTTAAGATCACGTAGTTTAAAATCAAAAAACAAAAATCCCAGAATAGGTATTAGTATAAATTCTGAAAAATTAGATGAATTTGATGCTGTACCTGATGAGGTTGGGATTACAAAAGTTTCCTATAGTATTGAAGTCCCTGAAGGTGAAAATGTATTAGCAATTTCTTTATTGAATAAAGAAAGCGATAAAGATACAGTAGTTTCAGATACTGGTGAAATATTAGATGATTTAAACTGTGATATCATAGGAGTCACCATAGAAGGTGTTGAATTAGATAGTTTAGTCAGAACTCATGGGACTTATTATTTAAATGAGCCAGTGTTTTATAACAACGAAGAAAATTCAGTATTACCAGGTCATACGTTTCTTAGCTGGAATGGAACTTTTAAGTTCCGTTTCAGCAGTCCCTTGTACATCTGGCTTTTAGAAAACGTATAATTCTGCTAAATATCCTTAAGAGGGATATAACATGTTCATATCAGATTTTCTAAGCGAAGACAAGCCTAAGATTCGTAAAGTTACCAAAACCAGAGCTGACGATAGTGTAGAAACAACCTATGAAGTTCTAAACTCTAAGGGCGTTACAGTTAAGACTGGTATGAGCAAAGAAACAGCCGCTGATTACCTCAAGCATCATTATCCTGATCTAGTAGCTGAAACATATCGTAAAAAGTTTTCAGCCTAATATGGATGTTGATTTTCTACGGTTTGATTTATACTGTACAAATATTAATCTTGAACCACAGTATAGAATCTATATTGACGAAGATTTTCTAGTAGAACGCAACTACATCTGGAATAATGCAGAATGTTTTGTCAGAGAAAACTGTGAGCTTAGATTAGAGCCCGGTCTGCACAAAATAAGCATTTTAGCAGATAACCCAGAGATTTTCGTAATAAAAAATGCCCTATTCAATTCAGAACCATTAGCAGTAAACACAGACGGTTCTTTTACGAAGCCATAAATACCAGATATAGTTACGAGGATATTATGAAACTAAACGAATTTCACATTGAAAACGATGCAGCCATAGGCATGAAGGCCGAACAAATGCATGCCGATCATGAAGTACAAATGGCCCGTGCAGACTGTTACAAAGCTGCAAAAGCAGCCATTGATTTGCACACACTACTTAAGACTGTTCCTGATAGTGCTAACCTAGAAGGTTGGGTACAAGCAAAGATTACTAAAGCTGCTGACTATTTGGATAGCGTTAGAAACTATTTAGAATATGAAAAAATGTCTGGTAACGATTTCACTGTTGCTGAAGATGGTGGCACTAGTGCAGGTGGTATTGCATCAAGCATGGGTGGTGGCAATGGTTTCTTAAATGGCGGTCCAGGTTCTCCTGTTATTCGCCGCACAAAGAAAAAAGAAAAGTAATATGAAGTCTAGCGAGTTCATAACAGAGTCAATTATTGAAGATACTATACAGGCTGGTGATGATTTTGGTATTGAATTAGAAGATGGCACCTTGATTGATACCTATGTTTTAGAATCTATTAATGGTAGTATCATACTTGCCGCAACATCAGAAATTGTTGAGGCATTAAGCACAGCATATACTTTAACTGAAGCTGAGTATCAGGGACATAAGGTTCCCTTAGGCAAGCCCATGAGAGGTGATGTTAAAAAGTTCAAGGTGTATGTAAAGGATCCTAAGACTGGTAATGTTAAAAAGGTAAACTTTGGTCACGGTGGTACTAGTGCCAAGAAAGCTGGTCAGAAGACCATGCGTATTAAAAAGTCTAATCCAAAGAGACGCAAAAGTTTTAGAGCAAGACACCATTGCGAGAATCCAGGTCCTCGTACTAAAGCAAGATATTGGTCTTGCAGAGCCTGGTAAAAGGAAAACAAATGTTTGATATTAAAAAATTCTTAGAAGCAGAAGCTAGACTTAATTCACCATATAAGCCAGCTCGTGCTGAACACAGACCAGATACTGCCATGGGTACCGACAAGGCACCATTTAAAGGTAAGTTAGTGGGCAGCGATGAGAGTGTTGACCCAACACTAACTAATCAATTAGAATCAGAGTGGGGTAAGTTTAAAGAAGAAAGTATTTCACCTGTTAAACCAGGACAACCAACAACACCACCAAGTCCAGAAGAAAAAGCAGCAGCAGCCAAAGCAGCTATGGTTGCTAAGACAACTTTACAACCAGCTGGTATTGACCCACTTAAGTTATCCAAAGGTGATAAACCAACTCAGAATAAATTAGCCAGCATCATTAATACTATTGCTAGCGACCCACAAACAGCCTCTAAACTTAATCCATTACTAAAGAGCGCAGTAACTGAAACTGATAATCCTTCTGACAAAGTATCATTAGATATTCCACTCCTAATTCGTTTACTTGAGTATGCTCGTGAAGATGCTAAAACAGACATGGACTTACATGATTTAACAGAGAAACTAATTGCTCAGGGTTCGGAGCCTGGTAAGACATTAACCATGGCTGACTATGAAAACTTAGTACCTGGTACAGATGTAGTAACCATGGCTGAAGGTAAAATTAGAAACTTTGACATGGATACTGAAGAAGCTGCTGATGTTGCTGCAAAAATTAATGAGCATCTGGATCATATGCAACAGGATCTTAGTGAGATAGAACAAATTGTAAAACACCATGTACCTAGTGTGTATCGTAACATGGAGGCTTATACCTTTGCACATATCAAGACATCATTTGGCGGCTATGGTTACATTGATCGTTTTAATACTAGCATTTCTGATTTAGTTGAAGAACTCAATGAATATGCCCAGGGTGATGACGAAGATACAATGTAATACAGGTGTATGCTTGTAAGACTTACAGGTAATAAATTAAATCCAACGGGGTATTGGTCAGAGCCAATACCCCAATCTTATAGACCTTAAGTTAATGACAAACTTTGAAATTTACCGTAAAGAAGTATATGAACTAGTTATAGAAACAGAACATCGTTTACATTTAAACATCAGCACTACCCTTGAAGCCTATGTAGTAAATCTCGTAGCCCATTATTTTGATAAACCTGATTTAGATTATACAGAACCTGTGGCTATAACCTATATGACCATGAAACAACAACATACTGCCAACATGGCTAAATTGCAAAAACTGGCTGATGTTTGTTTATTAGTAAGTGGAGTATGTCCATTTAATGCTAGTCGTTATGGGGTAGACCCAAAGTATTATACAGACATAGGCCGTACCTGTTATTATGAGGCTAGTCAATGCCCTAAACCACCAGATCAGTTATTAGCTGAACTGTCACAATACTTTCCTAAACTCCGAGACATCATAAGTGCTAGTCTGGATCAGACCACCAAGAGTCTTAGGCAAAAACGCAAGCTCACTGAAGCTGGTAGTGAATTATATGGTAACCTTGGTCCAATAATAATTACTTGATGTATTGTATTTTAGTTTTGTATCTGTTACAATGCATGTCTACTTTAAGGAGAATGTATGAGTAGCAAAATGTTTAATGCAGAACAAAAGGCCAAGCTGAACCAACTAGTAAACGAAGGTATCGGCATCCTGACCGAAATTGAAGATCTAACTGGTGGACTAAATGACACCATCAAAGCTGTGGCTGAAGAAATGGAAATTAAACCAGCCACTCTCAAGAAGGCTATTAAAATTGCTCAGAAGTCTAAACTGGGTGAAACTAATGCCGAGCACGACGAACTTGTAACTATTTTGGAAACTGTAGGACGCACTCTTTAATGAGTTATGTGGATGCATTCTGGGAAAGAGATCGTGACCGTATTCACGTCGTAGAGCGTGTGAACGGTGAGCGTGTCTATACAGAATATCCTGCTAACTATGTGTTTTATTACAATGATCAAAAGGGTAAGTTCAGAACAATTTATGGTAATACTGTAAGTCGTTTTAGCACCAAGAGCTATAAAGAGTTTCAGAAAGAAGTTCGCATACACGGCAAAGATAAAACTTGGGAGTCGGATATTAACCCAGTGTTTAGATGCCTGAGCGAAAACTATCTGGGCAAAGATAGTCCAAAACTTCAGACTTGTTTTTTCGATATTGAAGTGGACTTTGACCCTGTGCGTGGATATAGTCGTCCTGACGATCCATTTAACCCTATTACAGCCATCAGTTTATATTTTGACTGGCTGGATAAACTAATCACATTAGTTGTTGCCCCCAAGGGCATGAGCACAGAAACTGCTACAGAAATTTGTGATGGTTTTGAAAACTGTTTCTTGTTTAGTACTGAAGCAGAACTCTTGGATGCATTCCTGAACTTGATTGATGACGCAGACATCCTAAGTGGTTGGAACTCAGAAGGCTTTGATATTCCCTATACCACCATGCGCATCAACAAGGTGCTGAGCAAAGATGACACTCGTAGACTTTGCCTCTGGGGTCAATATCCCAAGCACCATCCTTTTGAGCGTTTTGGATCTCAGGAATTTACCTTTGATTTAATTGGTCGTGTACACCTGGACTATATGCAGTTATATCGCAAATATAACTATGAAGAACGACATAGTTATGCCTTAGACGCTATTGGTGAATACGAACTAAACGAACGCAAGTTAGCTTATGAAGGCACCCTAGACCAGTTATATAACAAGGACTTTAAAAAGTTTATTGACTATAACCGTCAGGATACCATCTTGTTGGCCAAGTTAGATAAGAAGTTAAGATTTTTAGATCTAGCTAATGAACTTGCCCATGATAATACTGTATTACTACAGACTACCATGGGTGCTGTTGCAGTAACTGAACAAGCAATTATTAATTATGCACATCAACGAAGTTTAATTGTACCTAACCGAAAGGAAAGAATTACAGATGAACAAACTCAAGCCGCAGGTGCCTATGTTGCTTATCCCAAAAAAGGGCTACACGACTACGTCGGAGCCATCGACATCAACAGTCTGTATCCTTCTGCGATCCGGACCCTCAACATGGCGCCAGAAACAATCGTCGGACAACTCAGACAAACAATGACGCAAAACTATCTGGCTGCTAAAATAGCCAGTGGTACTAGCGCATCCGGAGCCTGGGAAGGATTGTTTGGTACCCTAGAGTACACCGCAGTTCTAAATCAGGAAGCAGGTACAGAAATTACCATAGACTGGGAGGGCGGTGACTCAGATGTTTATAGTGCTGCCCAGGTCTGGAAGATGATATTTGATGGTAATAATCCCTGGACACTGAGTGCTAACGGTACCATCTTCAAGTATGATACTGAAGGTACTGTACCTGGACTGTTGGGTCAATGGTATTCAGAGCGTAAAGAAC